GTGCTTACCGATACAAAATTAAAAAACCTCAAGCCGCAGGACAAACTGTACAAGGTCTCCGATCGTGACGGGCTGTATGTAGCTGTGCTTACGTCAGGCACGGTCTCGTTTCGCTACGACTACCGTATCAACGGTCGCCGCGAAACGCTGGTAATCGGGCAGTATGGGCGTGACGGTATCAGCCTGGCAGAAGCGCGAGAAGAACTGATTGCTGCAAAGAAGCTGCTTAAAGCAGGCCAGTCACCGGCTGCGGCTAAACGTGACGGTATCAAAAAGATTCGTGGTGCCGAGACGTTTGCGGTACATACCGACAGTTATATGAAACACGTCATCCTGGCTGACAGTACCCGCGCAATGAAACAGGCGGTGATCGACCGGGACATACTTCCGGTTCTTGGCAATAAAATGATGGCTGAAATTACCACATCGATGGTTCGTGATTTGTGTGACCGGATTGTCGAACGCGGTGGCCGGGCAACAGCAGTGCAGGCCAGGGAGATCATCAGTAGCGTATACCGTCACGCCAATGACCGTGGTCATGGTTTGTTTAATCCTGCGGCTGACATTAAACCTTCGTCTATCGCCATATTTAAACCACGAGAGCGAACACTGACACCAGAAGAAATTGGCCTGTTCTTCCGCACGCTGGATGCCATTGGTGCTATGGGCACTATGAAAATGGCTTTAAAACTGGTGCTTATCACTATGGTTCGTAAGGGCGAATTCACCAATGCATCGTGGGATGAAATAGATTTTAAAAAATGGACATGGACAATTCCTCCAGACCGCATGAAGGGAAGCCGGGCGCACGTTATTTACCTGCCTAAACAGGCACAGGATATATTGGTCGGGTTGCAGATGTGCGCTGGTGGAAGTGAATATCTGGTTCCTGGTCGTTACAATTTCCGGAAGCCATTATCTAATGCCGCGCTGAACTCTCTGATCGACAGAACGGTGAAAATAATAAATGAAGATGGTGAGCATATTCAGGACTTCACTGTACATGATATGCGCCGTACAGCCAGTACGTTGTTGCATGAGGCTGGTTATCCTTCAGACTGGATTGAAAAAGCTTTGGCACATGAGCAGAAAGGTGTGCGCGCCGTATATAACAAAGCGGAATACGCCAGACAGCGCGCCTACATGTTGCAGCAGTGGGCCGATATGATTGATTCCTGGATTAACGGGGAGCATACGGATCTGATTCCGTTCTCCCCGTCGAAGTTTGAGAAGTGGATGGCGGGGGAATAACGTTTAATTATTCTGCTGATTTTCTTCCATCTCGGCTTCTGCTGCCAGTGATTCAATTTTATCTGCGAATATTGCTGACAGTGTTGCAAATTCAGCATCAGTGACAGCGGGAACAGGAACAAACCTGATCCCGCTGTGTGCAAGCATGTTTGCAGTTTCAAGGCATTTCCTTAAATCTGCTGGTGATGCCCTGTTCATGCTGCACGCTCCCGCCCCTGGTTGTCTGTTGGTGACAGAGGAGCATTGCTGAATGCATTTGTTAATCCGCCAATATCCAACGCGTATCCTGGGTGTAGTTGCACGGCCGGGTCTTCGCACTGATTACCCCAAACATCGAAGCCATGAGACGACTGGCGGGCGAACAGTTCAATGCGAGAAACATCGCCTAACAATTGCACAAGTTTTTCACGAACGATATCTGGTTTTCTTGAATGCTCAAGCCGCGGTGCGGTAAATGACTGAACGATCCCTGCATTAATGCGCGGAGGTAGTTTTCCCTTAACTGCAAACAGGCAATCTTCACTATTGGCGCGAGTCATGTGTCCCATACCCATAACCAGTTTATCTGGTTGTCGACTACCACATTTTATCCACGTGAAGCCCTTCATGGTCATCAGACGGAATCCCCAGGCTTCAACAACTTTTAGTGCTTCGAGTGGTTGTGTTGGCACCCACCACATGGCCAACAGACAGTTTTCATCGGCCAAATCCCACACAGGAAGGCGGCAGATATCCAGCACACTCATAACTGGATATTTAAAACCGGCACCGCGATTACCATCTGCGGCTTTGTCCCGGTATGCCCAGGGTGGATCTGCATAGATTAGTGTGTATTTCTTAGTCATAAACCACCCCACAACATCCTATGCCGCTATAGTCGCCACGGCGAAGGCCGTTACCTTTTGTGATACATTGGTCCCTGCGAACCGCGATCCTTGCACGCTCAACATCACCAGAAGCAACATCCATACACTGAAGCCAAAGGTGAGCGGCAATGCGGAACTGCCCTTTTTTCTCTCTTTCAATCGCGCGTTTTTCGATCTCTATCGCCGCAGGAGTAACGGCGACAATCTTTGACGGACTGCGCATTGAAACCTTGTTCATGTGATATTTTTCAAGTCGGCTTAACTTTCTCACTTAATCCAACCCTCTCTGAAAATTAATGCCAGCAGATAAAGCCATGCTGAAACAGAGGCCAGGAATAAGTACCATCCTGACCATTTGCTCCAGTGCCTTAGCAGCGCACTCATGCAGCGTTGCTCACAGGACGATATACACGTTGCTGAACAGGAGGTTTTTTACCCTGGAACTCTGCCGGGCTTGCTGCCTGACGTTCATCAAGCCAACGCTCAACTTCATCACGGTTCCATGCGCAGCGTTTATCGGTGATATACCAGCGTTTAGGAAATTCCCCTGCGCGCTCCATACGGTCGATAGTGCTCCATGACAGTGGCACCACCGCCAGGAGTTCCTTCTTACCTAATGCACCTTTCATAAATACCTCTCTTGGTTGCAGTGCGGCGCGCGTGGCGCCGCGGTGGTGGTTACATAGATGTTTCGTTTAATTCTTCCCGACGAACGCTGTAAACGTCGGTGGCTTTTGCCAGCAGTTCGTCATCATCTGAAAGTTTTTGTGCAATGTATTTGTAAGCCTTATCCAGTTCGGAGACAGTGCTGTAATTCATCGCTGCGCTGGTAAAGGCCATCAGCATTTCTTCTGGCTCACGGCTATCCGCTTTACGCGTTTGCTCATCAGGCTTTTTCACTGATTTAGCGTTGATCAGACTGTTCATTCCCGCAGCCGTAGTCATTTGCGGAGTAATGTCTCGCTCAACGCGCGGTGCCGTTTCCTGTAATTCGTCAGGGGTGTAAACACCGAGAAGTACATCAGGAGCGTGCAGGCGAGCCCATCGTTTCGTGCAAAGATAGGCGAGCTGCTGGCGCGGATCCTGTTCCCACAATGGAGAGTTACGCACTCCGGCTTGCGCCATACTGATGGTAAGCTCACGTGGTTCTGCTTCTCCTTTAAGAACTGCTGACACAGTTACCGTCAGATTCGGTGATTTATCTGTTTTGCCGTTAACATTCGACCAGTCACCGCTCCAGCGATAATTCAGGCGTGTCGCCAGCAGGCTGGAAGAGGATACGACCGCGTTTACCAACTGTGCTTCGTAGCCTAACGTTCCGTTTACCACATGCGTTTTCTGCGCCACGGCGAACGGGTTCATTCTCCACTGTGCCGCCTGCATGGTCACCGCCAGGCAATCGGCAGGTTTGCCTTCAAGATGTTTCGGTACAGTCGCTTTGCTTTGTGACATCAACTCCGCGAAACGCACCAGTTGATTCATGCCCTCGGGGCTGAAGATTGCCGCAGCAGTGCCTACAGTTGCGCCTGGTTGTGATGTGATTGCGATATCATTGCTCATACATACATATCCTGTTTACGTGCCCAGTCAGGACGTTTAATAATTTCCACTCCGCCCCATTCATCGTTGATGCGGCATTCGTGATAGGTATTCAGATCCCGGCGGAACAGAGCGTGCCCGGCATCGACATCCGGCGCATCCAGCTCGAACACGCGTACCGGATACCGACCACAATCAATGCTTTCGCTCACGGCAAGAAAGAAAAAACCATGCGGCTGACCAGTAACCCTCATTGCGCCTTCGCGGTACATTGCGTCCTGCACGTGGTAGCGGAATTCCTCGATGTGACGTGCAAAACGCTCCATATCTGCAACCTTTTTCACGTCGACGATCACGTTGTGCTCGTTCAGCCATTTGTCTGGACGAATTCGGCACAACTCACCAGTCTCTTCATCGTTCCAGTACATTGACGCTTCGCAGTAACCAGGTGCTTCCAGCATCCAGCGTGCCGCCGGGTGAGCCATTGCGCTATCACGCATCAGCTCCAGTTTCCGCCACTGCTCGGCATCAAGTACCGTAATCCCCATATCCGCCACATCACGAAGAAATGCCTCTTCGTCAGCTTTACCTTGTTTCGTCCGACGATCGAATTTCGGTGAAACAATGAAGCGTTTGTCGAACTCTCCAGGCTCCAGAAGCAGACAGTGCAATGCGGTTCCCATATCCAGTGCAGACTTTTTCTCTTCGTCTTCTGGTGCTGCCTGAACCCATTTAAGAAGCGCCGGATTCTTGGCAACCATGTCCAGTTGCGACTTACTCACGCCGTCCCCGGCGTGGTAGTCTTCGTTGCTGATGTCGAAATAAATTCCCGGCTTCATGCCGCGTCCCTCTGCCCATCAAGCTGATCAGCCAGATCCCAGCGGGCGATAATTGCCATTGCCTCGCGCCGGTAGGCATCCATCAGTTCTTCGAACTCAGGGCTGTCTTTAGCAGCCTCCAGCACTTCCTGACGAACGCCTTTGCCTGTTACAACGTCGAAAGTTGAGGCCAGTTGGTGAAGCCGGATACTCTCAATCAGTTCAACTTGTCGGTCATATAGCTGTTCTGACAGGCGGTAGTCCTTGTCGAATGCCAGCATGATTTTTTGAAGATTTTTCTGCTGATTAACGTTCATTATCATCCCTCCCATATCTCGTTATCGTTGGCCACATCGCGAGCTTCTTTGCTGACGAAAGCCCACTTAATGCCTTCCTGTAAGGTGCGGAACTTCCAGCTCATGAATCCGCATGCAGTAACGCAGTACCAACCGTTGATGATTTTCCACTGCATAACTTGTTACCTCGGTCTGTTACCGTTTAGGTAATAATTATGCGTATCTGGTTTGATGTCAATAGATATGAGTTAAAAAAATTACCCATTAGGTAATTGAACAGGCAATAAAAAAGCCGCCAGAAGGCGGCTTACTTACTGAAAAATATGATTTTATTGTTTGTTTTTTTCGTTCTGGTTGATGACAAATTCAATGTAACTTTCGATCTTTGCTTTCTCGGTTTCGGGTAACAATGCGTAGCGCGAGCGGTCATAGTTGATAGTTGCAGGGTCATGCGGGTGAATCAGTAGTTCATATCCGTGACGCCCGAATGCGGATGCAACATTCTCCAGGGTGGAAATGGAAACACTGACCTCATTGTTTAACAGGCGGCTGATTGTCACCTGGGCGACGCCGGATGCGCGGTGAAGTTTTCCCTGTGTTGAAAGGTCGCGGCTTTCGCTCATCCAGCGTTCCAGGTTGTGAGCCGCCAGCTGACCAATGTCGCTTGGGCCGACAGGCTGAAACCCCTCCTGAGAAAGCGAGCGATCGATATCAAGCCAGTTACGGGGTTTATTGGCGGCAGCTTCAATTTTTCGCGCAACCTGGTCGCCGATAACCTTCTTGCCAAGAGCCCAGCGGTTTACCAGATTTGCCTGAGTTCCAAGTTTTTCTGCCATCCGCGTCTGAACACCATTGAATTCACGGTCGATCAAGTCGTTGAGATTTTGCCTGCGGACGTCCTGGATACTTTTCATTTTCTGGAGAATCGCCTCATATATGAATCAGTAGATGATTCAATTTAAAGCAATATTACCCAACAGGTAAATGCACCCCATAGGTAACTATCCTTGATTTTTGTTACCTTATGGGTGAATATTTATTATCTGAAATAAATATCAGGCAATAGCTATGAGCGATAACGGACATTTCGATTTCAAAAAGCACTGGCTTGCACTTACTCCGGATGAGCGTGAAGCCTTCGCACAGGAAGCCGGAACGACGAGTCACTATATCCAGACTCACTTAACAGGTAAGCGCAAAATGCCAGGTAAAGTATTGATGAATGGGCTTTTTAAAGCCTGTAAAACAAGACAATGGCTGCGCTCAAAAGCAGAACTGGCATACTTCTTCTACTCATGATATCCAGCCACAAACCTCTGTAGACCGCCATCCGGCGGTCTTTTCATATCTATTCGCACCTTAAAGGTAATAAAAAACCAAATCTGGTTGATCTTTTTTTTGTGTCAGCACAAAATAACCGTAATCCCAATACTAATAACAGGGCTTACCATGGAAATCATTACACGTATTGATGCCGCAAAGCGCGGACTTAAACGCTACTACACCGGAAAATCATGTAAGCACGGACATGACAGTGAACGCTGGGTTTACAACGGACACTGTGTTGAGTGCACCATGGAATCAAACCGTCGCATCAGGGCAGAGATTAAGCAGATCATGATTAATTCCTCCCCACAACATTCAAGCTGATAGCGGAGATTAATCATGAGCAGACATGCAACAGATTGGGCCTGGGAGACAGACCCAGGTAGCTCATCATTAAAGCTCATACTGCTCTCGATGGCTGACAGAGCCGATGAATATAACCTCTGCTACCCCAGCATAGAACGCCTCGTTAAAGACACTTGCCTGAATAAAAAAACCGTGCAGTCCGGGCTTATATCGCTCATGAAAATGGGGCTTATTTCAGATACCGGAGAGAGAAAGGGAGCGACGAAAAGAGTGCGGGTTTTCTCTCTTAATATAACCAAAAACGGGAACATTAAAGGCAACCGGGAAGGGTGTAATGAACCCGAAAACGGTAATGTTCCCGAAAACGGGAATATACCCAAAAACGGGATGTTGAATGATCCCAAAAACGGGATGTTGAATGATCCCAAAAACGGGATCCAGAACCAGTCATATAACCAGTCATTTAACCAAGAGAGGGAGAGCAGGACAAAAACCGGGGATTCTGTGCCTCATGACCCCGGCGCAAACAACGCCGTGATGAATAACTTTGTTCCTCCTGGTGGGCCAGGGCAATTAGGCAAATTTGTCATGCATGAACAATGGCAACCATCAGATGACTTTCTTCGGAAAAGCTCATTGCAGGGAATCTACCTGGACAGTCTGCCAACGGCACAGGAACTTGCAGAATTCAGAATTTACTGGATGGCTGAGGGTAAGGCATACCATCAGGCACAGTGGGAGCAGAAGCTGGCAAGGCGGCTGCAGATTAGCAGACAGAAGCAATCAACATTACCTGATAACAACGTTCCGCACTGGAACAGCCCTGAAGCGTGGGAGGATTTCTTGTGAACAACGTTTTTACCGCGATACAAAACCGTGACGGAGAAGCCCTTTCTCGCATGTCAGGTTATGAGCATCAGTACGTCAACAATGACAATGTGGTGAACATGTCAGCAGAGAGGCTTGTTGATGCCCTTTTCAAACAGCTGAAACAACTGTTTCCGGCGGCAGTGGTAACCAACCTGAAGACGCCAGAGCAGGAAGTCGCTGCAAAACAGCAGTGGATTGCTGCGTTTGCCGAAGGTGGGATCCGAACCCGTGAACAGGTTTCTGCTGGTATGCGCCACGCCCGCGCCAGTGAATCTCCGTTCTGGCCGTCGCCTGGGCAATTTATCAAGTGGTGCAAAGACAGCAAGATGGTTCTTGGTGTCACCATTGACGATGTGATGGCGGAGTTTCACCGGTACAGCAAGGAAAAAAGTTTATATCCTGGCGGTCCCGAAAGATTCCCGTGGCGGCATCCGGTTATGTACTGGGTTGTATGTGATACCCGCCGCGCAATGTATCAGCGCCAGCTTAGCGAGATTGAGGTTGAGAAACACGCGCGCAGGTTGCTCGATGATTGGGCGAAAAAGGTGGCTTCCGGACAGCAGATACCCGATCCGGTGATCAGCATACAGGCAAAGCCAGAACCCATGAGTACGCCTCCGGACACAGGGAGAGACGTTTACCACCCGCCAGGGCGAAGTTTCGGGTGCATGCCTAACGCCGCCACCCTGGGTGGAATAACACCGGCACAGTGGCTGATGGAGGAATACAGGCGGGGAAAGGCGGCAGGATTTATCAAGTAATACCAGCGCGATAGCGCATTTTTTTACGTCTAGATGATTACCTGGTGGGTAATAAAATATACTAAAATCTATTGATTTCGTGTCTTATGTGGTTTTTAATTACCTCAGGGGTAAATCATGAGAAAACAGATACAGGCTCTTGGTCGACTCAAAACAGGCCAGATGAACAAAACAGAATCTGCGTATTGCCAGCACCTTGAGCAGCGTAAACGTGCAGGGGAAATCGCCTGGTATCGATTCGAGGGTCTCAAGCTGCGGTTAGCTGACAACACGTTCTATACGCCCGATTTTGCTGTGATGCTCGCCACCGGCGAGATGGAACTGCACGAAGTGAAAGGTTTCTGGACCGACGACGCCAGGGTGAAAACCAAAGTCGCCGCAGATCAATATCCGTTCCGAATCATCGGGGTAACGGTTAAACCAAAGAAAGCAGGTGGTGGCTGGAACATCGAAGAGTTCTGAATCGACGATCTTTTTAGTTATCAATGTAATCAATAAGTTATGTGGATAAGCGAGGGTAAAGATGGAAAGTAATATCAAAGGGTTAGTTTCCGCCGGGCATGAGATGGCTTCGGAACTGAAAGCAGAATGTGGTGCCGTTGATATGCGTAGTGTGGCAAAGCTGATCAGCGATTTGGCAACGCAACTGGAAGTGCAACTGGTGCGTGCTAATGCGCTGGCCGAAGACCAGCAGAAAGCGATTGAGTCAATTAAGCAGGCTGATGCAGCTGTTAAGTTGGCACACGAGAAGTTTTCAGCGCTGGCGGCGGAGAATGCGGGGCTGAAGTCTGGCGCTATGGACGAAATCAAGGTTATCAACCGTGGAGGGCAGGCATATTGCGTAAAAGATGGAGTGCAAGTTAATCCCATGTATGCAAGAGGGTGGAATGACTATCGCGCAAAGTCTCTGCAATCAGACACCCCAGCCACCGACGCTTTCCTGGCTGAAGTACGAGCGCAGGGCGTGGAGATGTTTGCTGAGTGCGCATACACACTTGAACATCATGATCACGCAGTAGCCTTCGCCGCTGAGCTTCGCAAAGGAGGCAACCAGTGAGTAATTCAGCACGACTACAGCTTGGTTTTTCACCGCTATCAAAAACTATCATGCTGGCAAAAATGCGCGATGTTGAAGGTGGACGTATGCGCGTTGGCAATGATCCAGGTCGTGATGTTACCAATGAGGCTGCTCAATTGGTGTGGCGACTGGTCATGGCTGAAGGTGGTGAGATCGCGTGGGAGCTGGATGATGGTTCTCGCATGGTGTTGAAGGCAGAAAAGCAGGAGGCAACCAGTGAGCAAGATTGACTATCAGGCACTGCGAGAGGCGGCAGAGGTCGCGAAGGAGGAGACGACGTGGCAGAACCTACAGGCTTTTCATGCTGCGGCTACGCCGGAGGTTGTACTGGCATTGCTTGATGTATTGGACGCATCACTGGAAGCAGAGCCAGTTATGTTCTGTATATCAGGACAAAATGTAGATTCAGAAGAACATGTATCAACCAGCAAAGCGGTTGTTGATGCCTGGGTTGAAGAATGGAATCAGGTTGACGGAAGTCCTGGCGCCCCCCTGTACAAAACTATGCCACTCTACTGTCACGCTGCCTTGCCAGTACCTGTAGTGCCTGAAGGACTGGTTAAAGCGGTGCGTTTTTATGAGCAGGTAAAAAATGAGAATCCGCCAGTTGGGACTGGTGCGTGGAAAGACGCTGTTGACTGGGTGCTCGAAGAAGCTTGCCTGGCTGTAAATATAGGCATCAAAGGAGAGTGATATGACAACTTTGACAAAAAAAGAACGGGCATGGTTGAACGACTTACAGGACGTTCTTGATCGCTGTCCATCGCCGAAAAAAATTGGCTTTTACACCATTGGCGATAAAAACATTTACCTGTATGACCTACGCCGCATGGATGAAATCATGGAGGCTCTTGATAATCGTTCGTCAATGGATTGGTGTGCTGCTGTTCATGATATGAATGCCGGATTTGATGAAACGATTTTATTCCCCTCGTCAGTTGAAAGCACTGCGGGTTAAGGAGTAACACATGACCACTTTTACCGACAAAGAACTGATTAAAGAAATCAAAGAGCGCATAGGCAGCCTGGACGTGCGAGACAATATTGAGCGTCGTGCTTATGAAATTGCTCTGGCGTCGCTGGAAGCAGAGCCGGTTGCAGTAAACGACGACATGGCATACGCATTCCATCACGCATTGTCAGATTCATCGCTAGGCGCTGATGAAGTAGAGGAAATTAAGGCCGGTTTGCGTGCTGCCTTTGCCAACGTCACTATCCAACCAGAGCCGGTAGTGCCGGATGAAATCGAGTTAGCAATTGAAAACCTCAAGCAGAAATTAGTGGAATGCAATCGCTATAACTACTGCGCAGATGCAGTTAAGGGCGTAGAGGATGCCTGCCACGCTGCCATGCGTCAGGGTAGCCAACCTGTAAGCCAAACTTACAACTTGCCAGAATTAATCGAAGGCATGGAAGTTTCCATTGATGTAAGCACTTGTGATGCTGATTTAGGTAATCGCTATTTCGGCACCGTCACCGAGGCGTTAGAACTTGATACTGCCAAGAATGGTTACATCCTCCTGGTTCAGGACGCAGAGCCAAACTTCGATGTAAATGGCAACTCTCCGGTAACTCAGGATGGTTGGATAAGCTGTAGTGAGCGAATGCCCGCTCAAGATGATTGGATTTTAATTTATTCAAAGCACGGCGAGTATATGGCAGGACAGGTACAAGGGGAATACGTGGAGTTGAGCGACGGCACTTTATCGTGGTTAGGGAACGTCTTGTTCTGGATGCCGCTACCAGAACCGCCGCAGGAGGTGAATTGATGGACTCCTTCGCGAAATATACGATTATTGACTGGATGGCCTTCCTTCAGGTTTTGCTCATCTGGTTTTATATGGCTTACAGGAGTGGGCAGTGGATTGTCAGTGTAGCCTGTAGCAAGGGATGGCGTTGGTGGAACCGAAAGAATAAAAAAGCACTGGCATTGGATTCGTTTTACGAAGCATTCAATCTTAACAGCCTTCAGCCTGGTTCTGTCATTGTAGTCACCACTCAAAGCGGCATGACGATACAAATTCACAAGCCAAAGGAGGAAGGTCGTGGCTAACCTGCAACTTGCCGTAAAAGGTGAATACTTCGATGCCATGATTCGTGGCGAGAAAACCGAGGAGTATCGCCTGTGTAATGACTACTGGAATAAGCGAATTATGTTCCGGGAGTATGACCGCCTGATTATCACAAAGGGATATCCGAAGCGCGACGACTCCAGTTGCAGAATTGATGTTCCGTATGGAGGATATGAAGTGAAAACAATCACACACCCCCACTTCGGTGATAAACCGGTAAAAGTGTTCGCGATAAAGGTAAATATTGATGGCTAAATCAGCATCAGAGCGCAAAGCCGCTCAGAGAGCCAGACAAGCTGCATCTGGTGTGCGTAAGCTGGAAATTGTGCTTGATGCTCAGGAAATTGAAATGCTGGAGCGTAACTGTGCCACGCGTCGCCCCGGGCGTGCGCCTTACGAATTTGGTGAGTATATAGCGTTACTGATCCGCCAGGATGATGCACGCGTGCGCGGGCGTATAAAATCGATCAGCAGAAAACGTTGCGGTAAGTGCGGCGAGAGAGTTCCTGTGAATTCATGCCCGTGTAATGGTGACTCGCAATGCTGGGTGACCAAAGGCTGGCATGAAACGAAATTAATAGTGTGACATGTCACGAGGTGTTATGCCAAAAATACGCTACGACCTTGAAGATATGAGAGATAACTCAGCAAATTTTCCGAAAGAGGTTAAATTTCTCATGCATAAGTATGGTTGCGCCAGGAGGGATATAGTTATCGACAGTCAGCACCCTTGCGGCGAGGATGTAATTTTCATTCGCGGTAAATGGGAAGGGTATCTTGACGAGAGTTTTTACGATGAATTTGATGGACTTTGAATACTGCCGCCAACTATGGCGGCTTTATTTTGCATGTTACTATTACCACAACGGTAACTATTACCACGGTGGTTATGATGCCTGCTGAACCTAAAACCTATAAACGCAAATCAACGCAATTTAAGCCGCTCACAGCAATGCAGGAGGCTTATTGCCAGTCATACATCAAAACGCCTGAAAACCAGACTCAGGCAGCGATTAACGCAGGATTCTCCCCAAATACAGCGGCAGTTAAAGCCAGTGTCATGATGCGCGATGAACGCATTCAAAAACGGATTGCCGAGTTGATGGAGGAGCGCAACAAACGAATGCGCGTCAGTGCTGATTACGTTCTCATGCGCCTAGTGGAGATCGACCAGATGGACGTGATCGACATCCTCAACGACGATGGGAGCCTTAAACCTATCCGTGAGTGGCCGAAAATCTGGCGCACTACGCTTAGTGGCTTTGATCTGTCATCGACCATCATGAACATGAACGAGGATTCGATAGAGACAATCCTCAAAAAAATTAAATGGCCTGACAAGGTGAAGAACCTTGAGCTGATTGGTAAGCATGTTGATGTCAACGCGTTCAAAGAACGCCTGGATGTTAATGTGAATGTGACAATTGCTGATCGCATAGCGGCAGCCAGGAAGCGACTCAAAGAACGTCAGGATGGTAATCAGTGACAGATACAGCGTTATCTCCTGAAGAGCAGTTGATCGAGGATATTGCAGGGTTCACTCACGATCCGCTTGGCTATGCTCTCTATGCGTTCCCGTGGGGGGAAGAGGGGACTGAACTGGCACATGCCACCGGCCCACGTCAGTGGCAGGCTGATGCGTTCCGAGAGATACGTGATCACCTGCAGAATCCAGAGACGCGCTATCAGCCGCTTATGCTGGCACGCGCTTCTGGTCACGGTATTGGTAAATCCGCATTCATCTCAATGCTGATCAACTGGGGCATGTCCACCTGCGAGGATTGTAAGGTCGTGGTGACCGCCAACACCGACAACCAGCTACGAACGAAGACCTGGCCGGAAATTATCAAGTGGTCGAACCTTGCTATCACGAAAGACTGGTTTACCTGTACCGCTACCGCGATGTACAGCAATGATCCTGGGCACGACAAGCGGTGGCGAGCTGACGCAATCCCCTGGTCTGAGCACAACACTGAGGCATTCGCCGGACTACACAACGAGCGCAAACGCATCATCGTGGTATTCGATGAAGCGTCGAACATTGCCGATCTGGTGTGGGAGGTAGCAGAGGGTGCGCTGACGGACGAAGACACCGAAATCATCTGGGTGGCGTTCGGGAACCCGACGCGTAACACCGGGCGTTTCCGTGAATGTTTCCGCAAGTACAAACACCGCTGGAAGTGTGCGCAGATTGACAGCCGGACGGTGGAAGGCACTAACAAACAGCAGTTGCAGAAATGGGTTGATGACTACGGGGAAGACAGCGACTTCGTTAAAATCCGTGTGCGCGGCATATTCCCTGATGCATCTGAATTGCAGTTTATCCCTACCGGTCTTACTGATGAGGCAATGAAACGGGTGGTAACCGCTGCGCAGGTTGCACATGCTCCGGTGATAATCGGCGTTGACCCGGCATACTCAGGCGTTGATGACGCGGTGATATACCTGCGGCAGGGGCTGCACAGTAAGGTGCTATGGACTGGTAACAAGACCACCGACGATCTGATTATGGCGAAGCGTATCGCTGACTTTGAAGACCAGTACCAGGCTGACGCGGTGTTCATCGACTTCGGTTACGGAACCGGTCTGAAGTCAATCGGTGACGGATGGGGTCGTACATGGCAACTTGTTCCGTTCGGTGGCGCGTCTACTGACCCGCAGATGCTCAACAAGCGTGGGGAGATGTTCAATTCATGCAAGACATGGCTGAGGCTGGGCGGCATGCTGGATGACCAGGAAACAGCAGACGACCTGTCGGCGGCAGAGTACAAAGTTCGTGTGGACGGTAAAATCGTTATCGAACCGAAGGAAGATATCAAAGAGCGTCTTGGGCGTTCGCCGGGTAAAGGCGATGCGCTACTGCTGACGTTTGCGTTCCCTGTGTCGAAGCGTCTGCGAATTCCTGGGCAGCAGAACCAGCAAGGCAAGGCCATCACAGATTATGACCCGTATGCTTAA